GAGTACGTCGCCGTGGATAAATTTAAGGTGCCATTTGTTGAAGCTACCGCCTTGGGGCTTCACGACCCAACCGCGCTCGTTCAATCCGAGGTATTCCGGGAAGTCAATTAGCCCGGCTAACTCGGGTTGCTCTTCGTACATCTGCGCAAGCCAATCTTCGTGATTGCCGGTTAACCAAACCTTTTCGCACGACGCGGGCAGAAGTTTTTCAATCGGATCCAGGATGAATTTTCTAAACCCGTCCAGCTCGCGTTTCATCTGCCCGTAGGTCTTAAACTTCGGCTTGCCCTTCGTGTGTCTGCTAATGCTTTCGCAGTGCAGGTTATCGCCGCCGAGTACAAACAAGCCGACGCGGTTACGGGCGACGAAGTTAAGAATCGCCTTCCACGTTGGGAAGTCCGTTTCCGGGAAATGTATATCGAACGCACTAACCGCCGTTAACACCTTGTTACTCAAGAATCCCTCCGATTGTGCCTTTGCTCTAAAGGCGTAGCCCAACGAATATTACCCGGCTCGTAGTGGCCGTTTCCGTTTACATTGATACGGTCCAACGTCTTGCCTTTAGGCCGCAAGCCGACAACCGCTAGAAACTCGAAGAAAGAGCTAAAACGAAATTCAATGCCACGTCCGCCGTAACCTTTCCAATGCTCGTTTTTCTTGTTGGTGCATCGCTGCCGGGCTTGCGTATAGCTGACGTAAGTAGGACTCATGCGTCCGTTAACAAAGTGCCCATGCGTGCGGTTCGCCCGAGAGATAGCCCGGCGCCCGGCTAAACTAATGTGTGACGTTATTTGTTTTCCTCCGGGTACTTCGTTATGAAACCTTGCGGGGCCGCGCCCTTCGGCAGCGTTCTTCCGCATATAGCCGAGTAGCCACAAAAGAAGCGATCACCGGCACAAGGAAAATGGTTTGAATGCGGCCAAGGGTTGTCAATACCGACGCGCTCAATTAGCCCTTCGATTGCTTCGCACGCGGCGTATACGTGCCGCATAGTCCGGGTTACTTCTAGCTTGGTAACCCTTACGTCCAAAGGTATGTGCTTCGGTTTGTCCTTTTCGTCAATGCAGACGTGATAAAGAAATTGATCCGTCTCATAGCCAAGGGCAGCGGCGGCGAAAACGTAGAAGTGACTCTGTGAGCTAGTGACCAAGTCCCCGAAGTATTGCTGCATCTCAAACTTGGTGCGCTTCTTAGTCGTCTTGAAGTCGCCAACCCGAATAACACCCGCGTCGTCTACGATGTGATCTATTCGCCCGGTAATCGAGTGCTTCCCGTCGCCAATCGGGAGTTCAAACTCCTTTTCCGAGACGAGGACGTTGCCGAATCCCGGCACGGCTTCGACTAGCTTTACGCAGCGCTCGTAAAGGGCTTGATCGAACTTATGCTCGGTAATGACCGAGTCCCGAACGCCCTTAGCTCGCGCTTCCTGTATGGCGTGAAAACAACTGCCGCGGCGACGCCCATAGTTAAAGTTACTCGGCGTGTCCGCGCCTTCAGGACTAAGCCCGAGCATGTAGTAGAGTCGAAACCGCTCGGGATTTTGCAGGAAGGCCGAATACTTGCTAAAGCTAATTTTCAAAGTTTCTCCAATGCGGCGGCTTGCTCTAATGCTTTTGGCAACCGGAATAACGGACGGCGGCACATATAGCAATCTGTCCGCTCGGGCGTTAACCCGGTCGTATTCCAGGCGCCGCAATAGCACTTGATATAAAAGCCGTCGCAGATCACGGAATTACCCGCCGTCAATAGGCGATATTGTTTAAGATCGTCGCGCATTAAAGGCCCGCGATTTTCCCGATCAATTCGTCTTTCAGTTTTGCGACTTCGGCCTTAGCAGAGTCTTCAATCCGCTTCGTCTCTGCTTTGACTTCGTTAACCAACTGCCGGACTTCAGCAACGAACGCGTTTAACCGGCGCGTCAACGCCGATACGATTACCGTAAACATATTTGTATTTCTCCTATTCCACTGCTTTAATGAACGCTGCGACCGCTAACGGGCCGTAGAGTTTTACCTTTTTACTTGCCTTGGCTTTCCCGATGAGTCCGTAAGTTTCCTTTCCCAGGGCGAGCGGCGCCGTTGGTGCCGATAAGTACGCGCCTAACTTCGTCGCGGTTGCTGCCCGATCTCGCAGGATTCCGATTGCCCGATTGCATAACCAGCACAGAAGGCCGCGGATTCTGCCGGTCTTGTGGTCGTGGTCCACTGCTAACCGGGTCTTCGTTGGCGGACGACTGCATCCCGCGCAGACGCCGCGTTGAAACTTGAGAATCTTTTCGTACTCTGCGACCGACAAGCGGTAACAGACCCATAAATTTCTTTCGCGTGCGGTCAAACAACCTCCGAGGGAAAAGAAAAGGGGCCGCCCGAAGACGGCCCACTCTGCCTAATGACCGTGTCTAGGCGCGGTCTTTCTTGCGCTGAAAGTCTGCCGGGATCTTGACTTCGCCGGTAGATTTCTTGGTCGCAAGAATCTTCGTATAGGGCTCGCCGTCGTCGCCGTCTTCCTGCGAAAGAATCAAGAGGCGCTGCGTCCCGATGAGGCTTTCGAGGTTAAAGGGCGCATCCTTCGACACGACGACGCCAAACTCTTTAAGCAGTTTCGAGAGAGTGGCTTTTTCGTGCAGCGAGACGGTAAAACTCTGGAACGTGCGTTTGTTACGGCCTTCGCTGTCCAGCTCTTCGAGGATCCAGGTAAAATACGCCTTGTGCTGCGTAGTCCCCGGCTTGTACTTATTCGGGACATCGCCCTTATCGACTACGTCCGCGATTACTGCGTTCTGAATCATTTCGGCAATAGCCTCGAACGTCTTACGCGGCTTGCTAATCTCAACGGTTAAACTTCGTTTAATCATGTATCCCTTATCCCCTTCGTGGTTCGCGTTAGTGCTGTGCTGCCTTCCACCTATATAGTTTTGGGGCGTAGTCTTTTGATTTTCCACAGGTTAAGCGCGTTTCTTACTTGAGTTGAGTAACGGGACGTGGTAAAGTGTCTTCCATGAGAACTCTTGCGGAAGACTTTTGGCTTTTCGTTGTTCTGTGCTTGGCGTTTATGGCGGCGGGTCTTGAGAAGGTCTGCGATGCTCGGGACCGCTTCACCGGGCACGCCGGAACGGGGCGCCGGTGACGTTCTTTGAGATTGCCGAGCCGCTCGCGGCGCGAGGGTTTCGCGTCTTCCCGTTGATCCCTGGACTAAAGCGCCCGGTTAAGCTGGCTAGCGGCGATCACTTCGATTACGCTACGACCGACCTTGTACAGCTCCAAGAATGGAGCGACCAAGAGCCAACGGCTAACGTTGGCATTTCCCCGGACGAGTACCATATGTTTTTAGAAACGGATTGCGAAAACGAGCTAAAAGCCGCGTGCGCAGACCTTCCGCCCGAGATATGGGAAACGGCGAGAGTCACGAGCGGACGGAAAGACCGTTGCTATTACATCTTCCGGCATACGCAGCGGACACGGACGACGCCCATTAAAGACAAAATGATGACCCGCAAGGGGCAAGACAACCTCTTCGAGTTTAAGAGCTATCGGACTTTGGTTACCGGGCCCGGCAGCATCCATCCAGATACTAAGCAGCCTTATACCGTGGAATGGAAAACCATTATTCCAATGCCCGCGGTTTTACTCGATAGGCTTTGCGAGCTAATCGGGGCGCCGAAAGAACAATCCGCCGAGATGGGCGACGAAACGAAGCGCGAGACCGCACGGTTAGACGACTTCCTCGAATACTACGAAGTCGCAACTAACGGCGAATGGTTTAAAAAGTCGAAGAGTTGGTATCGTCCCGTCGTTTGCCCCTGGGCCGATGAGCACGAAAACGATAGCGGGCCGACGAGTACCTGCATTGTTTACACAGAGGGCAGCGGTTACGGCTTCGATTGTAAGCACCGATGCGCCGACAAGGGTTGGCCGGACTTCCGGGACTATCTGCGCTCCAAGTTTCCCGATAAACCGAAGTTTCGCTTTAGCGATACGCCCGAAGTCGTCGTTAACGAGATAGACGAGGCTTGGGACAAACTCGGCAAACCGCCCGAAGCACCCGAGCCCGAGCCGGTTTCGGATTGGCGAAGCCTCTTTCACACGAAAGACGAAGCAATCACGGCGCCGGATACTAGCTTCCTCATTGCCGGTTTTTTACAGTGCGAAGGTGTAACCGCTATCGCCGCGCCGGTCCGGGAGCGTAAAACGTTCGTAGCGCTCAACATTGCACGCTCGCTCTTAACCGGGGAGAAACTCTTCGGGCATTTCGATGTAGTAAAGCTGCCTACAAGGATCTTGTACCTTTGCCCTGAAGTTTCATTAGGGCCTTTTACCGACAGGATTAAGAAACTCGGGCTAATTGACTACGTAGGCGAGACGTTCTTTTATCGAACCTTGAGTTCGGACGGACGGGTTAAGTTAAAAGAACCGGCACTAATTCCAGCGTTGCCGGGCAGCGTCGTTATTCTCGATACTGCGATTCGGTTTCTCGAAGGCAAAGAAAACGACTCGGGCGACGTTCGCGTCTTCGCTGATGATATCTTCGCTCTCTTGAAGCATGGCGCCGCGTCGGTTGTCCTTTTGCATCATTCCCCAAAAGACAGCGGCGATTATATGACGCTCGAAAACGCGATGCGTGGCTCGGGCGACATGGGCGCGTTCTTGGCTTGCTGCTGGGGCACGAAGCTCCAAGATCCAACCGACCCGTACAAGAGCGCGAGCTATCTTGAAAACCTTAAACAACGCGACTTCGAGAGTAAGCCTTTCGAGGTATCGTGCGACGCCAACGGCAAACTTACGATGATTGGCGACCCGGCGATTAACACGGCGTCGTTAAAACCTCGTGGCGGGTTTAAGGCTAACAAGGATGGGAAGGACGAGGTCGCGGACGCTTTGATTAAAGCTAACCCGGACCTTTCAATCCGAAAACTCCAAGAGCTGATAAAAGAAAGCGGGTTTTCGCGGGGCGTGGAATGGATACACAAAGCCAAAGCGCGAATCAAGGGAACAGGCGTAACCCTGTCTTAGCGTTCGCCGCTCAAACCGAATTGCGAGCATATCCCCCGCGAGGGGGTATGCGCACGATGAGGTAAGTATCTTGTGTGGGTGTTCGATGTACGGTTTCCTTAGGAGACGAACACCTAACCGGGACTAAGTGCTTTGTTTTCAGCAATACGGTGCTAAAGTACACATAATCAATAGGTTAGGCGGGAAAACTATATATGTGTATGGCGTCGGATAAAAAGCGCGATTCCCCGGCCTATTGGGAAGCGCGATTAAAACGGATGGGTTTGTGCATGAACGCGGGCTATAACCCTAATTGGCTTTCCTATGGACACTCCGTGACCGAGCTGGATACGGATGGCCGTAAAACGTTCACGGTAGATGAGTCCAGGGAGAGCAAGGGATTGTCCGAGTGGTCAAGCCAATAGGAGAGGTTTCGGGGCGTTGGAAGTGTAAGCACGAGCATTGCGGGGTTTGTGGGGCGTGTTTCTTGAACTATGACCAATTGCACCGTTGCAACATGAACACGATGAGCGACGAGATTAAAGCGGTATACAAAAGCGATACCGAGCCGAAAGACGTAAAGGTTTAGCTTTAAAGGATTCAGCAGCCAGTTCTCACGAGTCGCTAACTAGCGCAGACAGGCTGCAAAACGGGTGCGGAGGGCTAACCGGCCGCGCATCCGTTTTAATTTTTAAGGTTTACCGCGCCAGAGGCGCACAACGCGGTAAGACGTAAGCACACGGTAGCGGACGCCGGTAATACCGCTGCCGTGAACCCGCGACGTTGCCCTAGGACAATTAGGCGGTATCCTAGCATGGTTTTGGTAAGTGGACGCGTTAGAAGGCAACCGGACGCGATTACGAGGCATTGTAGATGAAAAGAATAACGGGTTGGCTTATGGGCCGATCTACAACGTTTTGTGCCGGGTTTTTCGTAACTGGAAACGTTATGCACTACCTGCACCGGCTTGATGGCACGTACATAACCTTTATGGGCACATTGCTCGGCTTCGTTGTCGGGCATTCAGTAAAAGAGGACTATTTTGCAAAACAATCCAAGCCAGACGGTAATTAACTACATTGCAGCGATGCAATGGCCCGTCGTCGTTTTAGCGGCGTTCTATCTCGGTCGCACGATCACGAAGTTAGAAGGTCGCGTCCTCAAAGCTGAGAAAAACATGTCGGATCTCATCGAACGCCACATGCCACATATCCACAAGGCGCTAGACGAGATTAAGACCAAGCTAGAAGTCATCCTTGCGAGGTTTCGATGAGCAAACAGGTTTCGCCGTTTCAGTGGTTTCTACAGTGCGGGCCGTTTGTGGCTGGCATTCTTTCCGCGGTCAAGTTCGGCGGCTTTTGGCTAACCGTTGGGCACGCGCTTTGCGGTTGGTGGTACGTCGTTTACTACATCATTAAATACGGTTGGCGCTAAATGGTCTTGCATGTCCTAAGCGGTCCGTGCGGCTCGGGTAAGAGCACGCGAGCGGCGGAAATATCCAACGCGAGCCGTACTAGCGTGGTTTGCTACGCCTTTGATGAGGTTCGAGGCGACGAGCCGCCTTACGATACGACGGGACTTTTAACTGTCCGAGTTGCTAAGGCGCTTTTATGCGGAAAGTTTTCTTACGTTGTAGTAGACGCCTGTAACCTGCACGAGCACGACTACATCCGTTGGGAAACGGTTGCTTGGATAACCGGCGCCGTATTCAAGTTTGAACGGTTAAAGACGCCGATGACGGTTTGCATCGCGCGTGATCTCGTGCGCTCAAATCCGGTTGGTGCGGCGTTCATTAGGGAGCAATTCAATGCGCATCTGTAGCGGCCCTGGTTGCTTGCGTGCTGTACCTGATGACGTGCGCTTCTGCGATGAGTGCCGAGTAGAGCACAACGTTACGCCGCACGCGCCGCGCACACGCGTAGAGCGCGGACGTACCGACCCTATGATGCTAGAGTACGGTACTAAGCGGTGGCAGACCGTGCGACGCATAGCGCTGCTTAAGCAGCCCTACTGCATTGGCTGGCGCATGACGTGCCAAGCGCTATCAGTAGTAGGAGACCATAACATCCCGGCGCGTACTATCGTGCCAGTGTGCCGGGCGCTTGGTCTATTCCCAATGTCGCGCTTTCCCGGCTTCTACGTAGCGAGCAACATAGTAGGACTGTGTCACGCGTGTCATAACCGCAAGACGTTAGTAGAAGACAAGTGCGATTGGACAGAGGCATTAGTTACTACTGTGTCAACATATCTAAGCAGTGTAAAGGATGCGGGCGAACGAAGGGCGAAGATCATTAGCGCCTATGCCCGCTAAGCGATTGATACTACGGGGGTTAAAATGTCTGGACGGTATCGGCCTAGAGCCCGTAGTTTCATAACTTTACATAGACAATAATAGTTTTCATTTCAGTAATAACTATAAAGTAAACAGTTAGGAGTTAGTTAATGCCACGTACCGTTAAAGAAGACGCCAACCTCCAGCCGGGCAAGCCCCTGAAGCCCGCTAACCTCTCGGATCGAGCAAGTCAAGAGTGGGACAGACTCTTAGGCGAGCTCGCGGACGCTAAGATCCAGGTAACAACGGCCCATCGAATCATACTCGCCGCGGCCGCCACTATCGCGGCAGACATGGCGCGGGCGTGGGAAGTCGTGCAGACCGAAGGCGCCTACCTCACCAACGCCAAGACGGGCGCGGTTACGTCGCACCCGGCGAGCAAACAGCACGACGCACTAAAGCGCGACCTTCAGAAATGGCTAGTCATGTTAGGTCTACGCGCCGCGGTCGCCGGTGAGGGCAAGACGAAAACCGAAACCCTGGACGACATCCTTAAAGGCTAGCCCAACCGCTCGCCATTACGCCCGGCCATTGCGCCGGGCTTTTTCTTTTGGAGGTAACAAGATGGAGTATTCACGTAAAGGCTTGGCGCTTACGGAGGGATTCGAGGGCGTCCGGTTGCAGTCGTATCAAGACCAAGTAGGCCGCTGGACCATTGGATACGGGCATACGTTCTGCGTATTCAAAGGGCAGACATGCACGCAAGAGGAAGCCGAGAAATGGTTACAAGGCGATATTGCATGGGCTGCGAAGTACGTAAACGCGCACGTCACGACGGAACTAACGCAAGGCGAGTTTGACGCCCTCGTAGACTTTACCTTTAACCTTGGCGTCGGATCTTTCGAGCATAGTACCCTTTTGCAGCTCGTCAACCAACGGCAATTCACGGCCGCGGCCAAAGAGTTTGAGAAATGGGATCATGCGGGCGGGAAAGTCGTCGCCGGATTGTTACGGCGCCGTCAAGCTGAGGCTGCCGAGTTTGCTTCCTAAAGCTGTCTCGTAAAGTGGTCTTGACAAGTGGGCCGGTTACGTGGCATAGTTAATTTGCTAAAGCTAACCGGCCAACTACCGCTGAGGCGGTTACGGCTCGGGGTAGCGACGTAAAGGGTCGGGCCGCCCCAAACTGCCCGGCCTTCCTCATAAGGCGGGCTATGTTTGACTACAAGCAACGTCCCTTCAGTAAGAAACTCACAGACGAAGAGTACGACCGCGCCGTAGGCAAAGCACCGGCGCCCGTCCTGGAATGTGAATATGCGGACGGCACCGGCAACCCGCACGGCTGCTACCTCTCGAACGACGGACCGAACGGCCCAAGCCCTAACTGCTGGATAGAGCACGGCCCAACGTGCCCACGGGTCGAGCATGGCCGCTAAAAACTACGCCGAGATTAGCGAGCAGTACATCCGGTCTGTCCTGGACGGCTCGCAGCTCGTTTGTCGTACCGTACGGCAAGCAATCGACCGGCACTTGCGCGACCTTGAACGATCACAGACCGAGCCGGATTACCCTTTCTACTTTGACCCTGAAGCCGGGGCGAAGGTCTGCCGCCTCTTGGCAATTTTGCAACCCTCCAAACTTCGTAACCCTATAGAGCTGCAACCGTGGCAAGTCTGTATGACGTTGCTTCTTTACGGTTGGAAGCGGCGCGAGGACAATACCCGGCGCTTCCGCATCGGTTTTATTATGCTGCCGAGAAAGACCGGGAAGTCCTTTTTACTTTCGGGTTATTCAGTTAACGCCCTCATTGCGGACGACGAACGGTCCGCGGAAGTCTATAGCGCGGCCCTCGTAGAGAAACAAGCCCGGCGCGTCTTCGACGAAGCGGTATGGATGGTAGAGAAGACGCCGCAAATACGCGAGCACATAACCAAAGTAGGTGACCAACCTTGCCGGGCTATCCGTCACCCGGCTACGGGAAGCGTAATGAGTCCACTTACCCGCGATAAAGATTCTGTCCAGGGCACAAACCCCTCGTTCGCGTGCGCAGATGAGCTGCACGTATGGGTAGGCCGCGGCGTATGGGACGACGTGCGCTACGGAATGGAAGCCCGGTCACAGCCTCTTTTAATCGCTATCACGACCGCACCGAGCGCCGACGATACTTCGAGCATCTGCAATACACAGTTAAATCACGCTATTAAGGTCTTGGAAGGGGCATTGCAGGACGACGCTTTCTTCGCATGGGTTACGTCGCTGGACGCAGAGCTAAAAAACTCCGAAGGCGAAGTTATCGAACCGGCAGACCAATGGGACGACGAGACGAAATGGATTAAGGCGTGCCCGAATCTCGGGGTTACGGTAAAGGTCTCGGGTATGCGTCAAATGGCCCTTGAAGCCGCGCAGCAACCCGAAAGCCTCTTAGCTTTCCAGCGGTATAGCTTGAATATGCGCGTTGACGCCGTGGACCAAGCTATCGCTACTAAAGACTGGAAAGACTGCGCACGAATAGGCGACCCGAGAGAGTTACGGGCCCAATCCCTTGAGTACATCAAGAAAAGAATTTGCTTTGGCGCCCTGGATCTCGCTCTTACCGACGATACGAGCGCCTTCGTCCTCATGGTCCCGCCCATGTCCGAGCTAGAGAAGTGGCGGCTCGTTCCTTTCTTTTGGATTCCCGAAGAAAACATTAAGCGCCGCGTAGAAAAAGACCGCGTCCCTTATGACTTATGGCGCGACCAAGGCTTCTTAACGACGACGCCGGGGAAAACAACCGATCACAAATGGATAGCGGCGAAGATTATCGAGCTGAAGAAAACCGTGGACCTTCGGGAAATGATATACGACCCGGCTTTGGCAAGTGGATTACTTAAACAGCTCTTGACAAGTGGATTCGATAAGAGTAAGGTCGTGAAGTTCGCACAAACGTTTCTAAATTACGCGGCACCGTGCGGGGACTTTACCCGCAGCATTATCCGAAAAGAAATTGAACATGACGCAGACCCGGTGCTTACGTGGCAGATTACAAACCTTAGATGGATTAAGGGTCATACAGGCTTAATCATGCCGGACAAATTGAAAAGTATCGAAAAGATAGACGGCCCGGTCGCTGGAATCATGGCGTACGGGCGAGCGAATCACCCGGATAACGCCAAGCTATTACAGAAACCCAAACTTACAGTTTTGTAGAACGGGGCAACGATCTTTATGGCATTTACACTGCTGGACCTGTCCGAAGCTAAAACGAAACTGGCGAGTGCGGGCGAGCGATCACTAAGCCTTAGCAGCCCGGATCAATTCGCAGATATTTTCACCGGACTTAAGACGGCAGCCGGTAAACTCGTTACCCGCGAGACAGCGATGCGGTGCGGCGCGGTCTTGGCTTGCGTCCGCATTCTGATGGAAGATATTGCAACCCTCCCGCTTATCCTGAAAAAGAAAACCCCGCAAGGCGCGACCGACGCCGTAGACCATCCAGCTTACCGCGTCCTGAAAATTTCTCCGAATCCTTTCCAGACGAGCGTAGAAGTCCGCGAGCATCTCGTTATGGACTGCCTTCTTAGCGGAAAGGGCGTTGCCTGGGCGCAACGGAACGGGAAAGGCGACCTTATCAATCTTTGGCCGCTCCATAGCGAGCGTTTGCACTTCCAAGGGCAGTTAAACAACGGCGATATCCAATGGAATTACGCTTCTATCGAGCTAAACCGGACTTTTACGCAGAACGATTTATGGCGCACTAACATAATGTCGCGCTACATCGTTGACGGACGAGCCCTAATTTTGCTCGCTCGGGAAGCAATCGGGCTAGCGATGGCCGCCGAAGAGCAAGGCGCCCGGCTCTTTAGCAACGGGATTCAGACCAATTTAGCCCTGAAAGTCGCCGGTGACCTGGACGACAACCAACGAACCAACCTCTTAAACTCGCTTAACCGCACCAATACGGGGAGTAGTAACTCCTTTAACCCGTTGTTACTCGAAAACGGGCTGGACGCGGTCCCGATTGGCTTAACAGCGCAAGAATCGCAGTATATCGAGTCCAGAAACTACCAATTGTCAGACGTGGCCCGCATCTTCCGTATTCCCGAAGTCATGCTCGGGATCTCGGGCGGGAAAAGTAGCACGTTCGCCGCGGCGAGCGAGTTTTTCCAGGCGTATCTAAAGAACGTCATACAACCTTGGTCTGTCCGCTTCGAGCAGACGATAGAGCGGGACATCTTATTGCCTTCCGAAGTCGGGAAGTTTTTTGTAAAGCACAATTTCTCCGCTCTACTCCGTGCCGATCAAAAGACGCGCTTCGATACCTACGCAGTCGGCATCAACGCGGGCTTTATGAGTCGGCAAGAGGCGCGAATCGGGGAAGATTGGGACGAAGTCGAAGGCTTGGACCGCTTCTTAATCCCGCTAAATACGCAGATCCTTAACGACGACGGCACCGGCCCGGAGATTCCGACGCCCGCCGAGCCCGAGCCGGACGGCGACGAGCCGATTACCAACCCGGACAATACGGACGACGACGAAGATACGGCGGCGCGTATAAAGGCACGTAAAAAGGGAACTAAGGCCGAACGGTTCGGCGCTAGGTACGCCGGGAAACTCGTAACTATGGATTTTTCGGACGTAGAAAAACGCGTCGCCTCGTTCTTCGCCGCGAATAACGAGCAGAAGTTAGCCGGTCGGACCGCGGATTTTGTCCTTAAGGGCGAAAACAAAGAATTTCTAAAGCAAGGCAGCATTAAAAACAGGGCTTGGCAAGCTAGCCGGGTAATGGATCTTACCGGCTGCACCTATGAAGCCGCCTTAGCTTACTGCGAATGGCGCAACGATGCGCAGAACGACCCGCTGAACGGAAAAACCATTACCGAAGCCCGCGAAAGGCTAATCAAGTTGTGCTTGGAGGCTAATTGTGTCTAGTCAAGTGGATTTCTTAACGTTTCGCGCTAACCGGCCTTATTGGGCCATGCTGCGCTCGCGGGTTGAGCAGCTATATACCCGCCTTTCAATAGACCTAATCGACGGCGACATACAGCGGGTCAACGAACTGTGCACCCAAAACGAGCAGAAAAAAGCGGTTATCGCCGCCGTTTCCGACCGTTTCATTTCGACGGCGCCAACCGGCACGAAAATCGCCGTTATCCCGGTGCAGGGCTCGTTAGGAAATGACGCCTTTTGGAGCGATACAACGTATGCGTTTGTCCAAGACGCGGTAGAGAAGGCAGCGAACGACCCGCAGATAGGCGAAATTATTCTCTTGGTTGACTCGCCGGGCGGCGAAGTTACCGGCCTTCCTGAAACTGCCGACGTAATTAACGCAGCTACGAAGAAAAAGACCGTTACCGCCGTGATCTCCGGTATGGCGGCTTCGGCGGCATATTGGTTGGCGAGCCAAGCTACTAGCGTCGTACTTACTCCGTCCGGGGAAGTCGGAAGCGTCGGCGTAATTATGATCCATGCCGATATTACAAAGATGCTGGACAAGGCGGGCGTTAAGATCACGCCGATTACGGCTGGAAAGTATAAGGCCGAGTTTGCACCTTTTACCCCGCTCACAGAAGACGCGATACAGACCGCGCAAGCCGACGTAGACCTTATATACGGTCAATTCTTATCAACTATTGCCCGCGGTAGAGGCTCGCGGGTAACGGCGGACATGAAAGCCAATAACTACGGCGAGGGAAGGATGTTTAGCGCGTCGGACGCTATAAACGGCGGGTTAGTGGACAAGATTGCATCCGTCCGGGACTTGTTCAAGCAGCGCACGACGAAGGCGCGGCTAACTTCGCAGTTGAAAGGCTTGGATCTTATCTAGGTTTAGTGGGTGCTCGGTTGCGTCCGACCCTACGCTTTGGTCGTGACTAGGACGCAGCACAAATCAGGGCGATAGCCCACGAAAAGGAAACCGTAACAATGCTTAATACCAACGAGTTGAAAAAGCAGAAAGCGGAGCGCAAAGCAGCGGCGGAAAAGATTATCAAAGCCGCGGTTGATGCGGGCCGTGAGATGACAGCGCCCGAGACGACCGAGTACGACGGGCACGTCGCAGAGTGTACCCGCATTACCAACGCCCTGCAACGTCACGCCGATCTTGCACAGTTCGTATCGGACGACACCAATAACCACGATGCACCAATCGTCCGCGCCCGCGGCGAAGGGTCTGAAGAAGTGGAAGCCGGACCGCTTGCGATCTTGGCAACCAAAGAATACCGAAAAGGCTTTTGGGCAGCAATGCGCAGAGGCGAAGAGGCGGGCCGTAAGATGTTTGCCGCGTTGAATATCACAACGCCGGGACAGGGCGGTTACGGCGTTGCGGTTGAGTTCGATACCAAGATCGTTGAGAAACTGGTTAACGTAAACGTAATGCGTCAAATTGCCGACGTATTCCAAACCACGTCGGACCGCAACATCCTGGTTGAAAACGCGATTGGCTCGGCAAGCTGGACAGCAGAAGCGGCAGTCGCGCATAACGACGACGGCTCGGACGACGACAGCTTCGTACAAAAGACGCTGAAGTCGAACAAGTTAACCCGTATCGAGAAGGTTTCGGAAGAGTTGCTCTTGGATAACTTTTTCGATCTCGAAGGCTGGTTGGCTCGTAAGTTCGGCAATGCTTTCGGCATTACCGAAGAGTCGGCTTTCGTCAACGGCACCGGCAGCGGGCAGCCTTTGGGCGTCGTTCGCAGCGCTAGCGCCGGAACCGTTTCGCACTTGCACAATGACATTGCTACGGACGAAATTTTCGATTTCTTCCATAGCTTGAAACGTGCATACCGCGCTAATGGTTCCTTCCTTATGAACGACTCTACCCTCTTGCTTCTGCGTAAGAAGAAAGACGGGCAGGGACGTTACATCTACCAGGACGGATTACAGAACGGCCAACCGGCAACCTTGCTCGGTAAGCCGGTTTACATCTCCGATGCGATGCCAACGGCGGACAATGCCGGCAACAAAGCAATTCTTTTCGGGGACTTCAAGTATTACTCCATTGGCGACCGGGCGCCTCGTACCTTTGTGCGGCTTAATGAGCTGTACATCGGAAACGGGCAGGTCGGTTTCCGCGGCGTAGAACGTACGGACGGGCTGCTTACCAACTCGGAAGCGGTCGTCTACTTGGCGATGGGTGCAGCGAGCTAACCAGCTCTTGCACTGTATTGCTTGACAGTGAGCCGGGCTAGTACCTCCCAGGACAAGCCCGGCTTACTTCAAAACACGATAAAGGAGATGATATGGACTACTTGATTCTTACGGTAAGGCAGAAGGTACAGACGACAACAGGCGAGATTGATTCGGTAGGCTACGTCTGCGTTAACAGCATTGCTCGGTGCGTCAACGCCGAAGGTAAGGACATTATACAGTTCGTATGCAGCGGGCGGGCTAATCAGGTGCTAATCGAAAATGTCATCTGTATTACGCCTTCAACTCCGATGTTTCCGTTACAGAAGTGACACGAAGGGATTATGCGAGTAACGTTTCTAATTCGGGACCGGGCGCTTAAAGGGTCGGCAGTGCATAACGCGGCGGGATACGACGCCCGGCACTTAAAAGCCAACGTCCTAACGCTGAAAAGCGAGAAAGACATCGCGCCGCATACCTCCTACGACCTAGCCGAAGTCGTAGTTATCGAGGGCGGCGGCTGGGCGGATCTTGAGCTAGTGCGAATGCTGAAGCACAACGCACGGCGGGTTATTATCCGGTTGCACGCGGCGCCCGAGTTCCTGTACTTCGAGCGGCCCGGAACCTGCACGACCAAGTACATACGCGAAGCCCGCGAACTAGGCGCGGAAATCGCTTGCGTATCCGAAGAACTGGCTTGGATACTCGGCGCGACGTTCTTACCGATTAACTACCCGCTAGGCCAACCGGGTTATACGTATGCGGGCGGCCCTAAGAATTTCGACGTTGGATGTTTCGGAAGTATCCGCCCATTAAAGAACCACGTCGGCAGCTTGCTTGCGCTCGGCGCGGCCCGCGGACACATTAAGCAGCCTAACGTTTTCTTTCACATCAATTCGACGCGGATAGAGGGAACGGGGCACATTTTAACCGAGCTGGACGCCTTAGCCCGAGAGCTAGATATAACCCTCGTTAAACACGATTGGTTAGAAACCGAGCATTTCAAGTCCGAAGTCATCCCGTCTATGGATCTCGGCATCTTTGGCTCGTTCGCGGAAAGTTTCTGTCTTACCGCGGCGGACTTCGTAGCGGCGGGCGTCCCGTCCGTTATGACAAGTCACATTCCCTGGGCGGAAGGCTGCGCGACGGATACCGCGTCATTAACCGGCGCCATTGTCCGCGCCATCGAAGACCCGGCTTGGATAGCGAGTCAGAACCTTAAGCGGTTGCGGGAATACGGCGGCAAGGCTGCGTTAGCGTGGCAAACAGCACTAAGAAAGGGCGATCATGTTACTACGCGTTGAAAGTCAACCAAGCCTTGAACCTGTGACAGTAGACGAAGTCAAGAGCGTCTTGCGGCTAACTAGCAGCGCGGACGACGCGGATATCGCCGGGTACATTGTGGCGGCCCGCGAGATAGGCGAGCGTATTACCCGGCAGAGCCTCATTTATAAGGGTTACGCCGCGTACTATGACTCTTTCCCAAGTCCCGGTAAGCCGCTTATTGTACCGGCGCCGCCACTTATAGCCGTGGATACGATTCTTTACCTCGATTCAGGCGGTAATCAGCAGACCTGGGACGCGTCCGAGTACATCGTAGGTCTGCACAATTGGCCGGGCGTCGTGCAAGAGAAGGCGCCGAATATCTACCCGGTCGTAACCGCGGGACACATCGCGGGCGCGGTTGAGGTTCATTTTCACGCCGGTTACGCATATGGCGGCTACGGCGACGATACCGTAACCATACCCGAACAAATCCGGTTAGCGATTCGGCGCCTCGCGGCGCATTTCTACGATCACCCGGAATCGACTAGCACAGAAGCGCAGAACGAAGTACCGGAAGGCTATCTTAGTATCTTCCGGGCGCATAGGGTCTTTTAATATGATTAGCCCTGGAAAATTCCGCGAGGTAATTACCCTCGAAGAGCCGGGCACGCCGGGCACGTTGGGACAACCGACTTGGCAGACGTTCGCCTCCGGTCTTCGTGCGCAGCTCGCAGATGCTAGAACTTCGCCTTGGTCTGCTGGACACGAGCTAAACCTCCCGGCGCTGGGCGGCTCGGAGATTACGCACATCTTTACCTTGCGCTATCTTCCCGGCGTCTCGGCAAAGATGCGGGTAACGATGGACATGAGGATCTTCCACGTTACACACGTCGTCGTACAGGACGAGGGCACGCTTCGATATCTCTTAATTGTCGCAAGGGAGTTAATGACCGCATGAGCGTTACGTCTACTTTTGAAGCGGCTTTCTTGGCTCGGCTAACCGCGCTCCTTAGCGATGCGTCTATCGTGCTCGCGTGGTCGCGTCTTCCGCAAGGTGCGCCGGTAAGTGGCGTCAAAGACGTAGCTCTTTTCTACGCGCCGGGCGGCGACCGCGAAAGCGCACACGACGGCGTAGCGGGCGAAGAGGGAAGAGTAATTCAATTCTCTATCTTCTCGCCGGACCCACAAGACGTAAAGAACGCGAGTAAAGCCCTGCACTACGCATTAGAAGGTGCGCCGGATACGCTCTCCCCGATGATAGGGGATCTTACAGACGGCAGCCACATTTATAACGTCACTGTCCACAGTCAAGATTACGACCAATACGACAACGACGAGAAGGTGTACCAAACAGTGTTTGAAGTAATGATACGGCTTTATGCAGTGTAGTTAAATCGGTGCCCTGCACCTAAATAAGGAAACATTATGCCAAGAAAAGCGTTTTGCCCGGCAGGGTCAACCGTTGGCGCTGCCAGCATCGGAGATCCAGCCACGTTTACGCCGTTCGAGGGAGTAACGAAAATTTCCGTTACTGGACAGAAGCGAGAAACCGACGACATTACCGATATGGACTCAACCTCGCAATACCGCGAGTTTCTACCCACTATCAAGGTCGGCGGCGTAGTCCAGTTGGACGTTAACTTCGCTCCCGGATACCCCGGACAGGCTTACGCCGCAACCCTCTTCGAGAGCGGTGATACCGTTAACTTCAAGATCACGCTCCCGAACGCTCGCGGTACGCGCTCGTTTGCGGGATTTATTTCGGACTTCGGAAACTTGACTCTGCCAGTGGACAAGAAAGCAACGTCCTCAATCAGCATTCAGGTTACCGGCCCGTACGTGGACGCGTTCGCTTCGTAACGATACCCGCGCTTAGTTTCGGGGCAAACCCCGAGAAGACGAGCGCGGTAGAGATGGCCGGGCGGGTGCGCACTCTCCCGGTATCTCACTTATAAAAGGCAGCACTTATACCTTATGTACGACCGAGACAAAGTCCGGCAGTTACAGAACGAAATAGAAGATTCGGGAGATAACCGTTTCAAGGGTTGGAAGATTCCTATGACTGAATTTACTTGTCCCACAGTTGCCGTGAAAATCGCCGGGCACGAGTTCGTGTTACGCATGGACTTTAACGCGCTGGCATTGGCCGAGAAGACGACCGGAAAGAATTTCCTGGACCCGGATCTATGGCAGAAGATGGACGTAACCACGGCAACGGCTCTCTTTTGGGCGTGCGCCGTCCAGACGGACACTAAGCTAACACTCGGCGCCGTGCGCTCTCTCGGATACAAGCACATTAGAGCGATTATCGAGGCGTGTCGTAACGCCTGGAAAGCAGCGAACGAGATAGCGGAGGAAGACGCCCGCCCTATCAACGGGTCAGAACAAAAGAGCGCAGCCGTCCTCGCAGCATAGCGGAAATGGCGGCGCTAGTTTTGGCCCGGTTAGGCGTGCAGCCCGAAGCGTTCGGCAGGATGTCGCTAGGGTTTTACTTATTACTGTGCCGCGAACTAGAAGGATTGGATATACGGTATTACTATCCTTCGGCGGCGATTCAAGCGGTCTTAGTGAATATCAACCGTGACCCGGAGAAAAGCGAAGCGGTTGAGGCTTTCGACTTTATACCAGGATGGGAACGGATCAAGACGCCGGAAGAAATAGCTGCGGAAGAGGAAGCGCAAGCGGCAGCATTTCTCGGGGCGCTGGACGCAGTTACACCGGAGGGAAAGTGAACGACGTAACGGTATCGGTTGACGGATTAGCGGAGTTGGCGGCGGCAATGGACGCCCTTTCGCCGAAGGTCGCCGCGTCCGCTGCCCGTCCAGCTTTGAACGCTGCCGGTAAGGTCTTCGAGGCGGCGATAGATAGCACCGTCCCGGTCCGAACCGGGGAGCTAAAGGGCGCGATGGCGGACAAGGTACACGTTAGCGCGAACCTTAGCGACCTTAGCGTATTAGTGGGCCCGCGGTACGTAGGCGGGCACAAGCCGCCGAGCACAGATCCAGGCGTCCGGGTTAAGTTCCTGGAGTTCGGTACGCGGAAAATGCATCCGACGTTTTTTATGCGCCGGGCGTTTGACATTGGAAAGAACGCAGCGGTTAAAGCAGCAACCGACGTGCTTAAAGCTATCGTAGGGGAATTGGGGAAATAATGGCCGGAACAACGATAGGCGAAGTTAATATCAATCTCCGCATGTCCCTTGCGCAGTTCAAGCAAGACGTTAAGGACGGGACCGCGGCGGCAGGGTCGGCAACGCAAGACATGAGCCGCACCATTGGCGCCAACGTCACCGAAGCGCGGGGAACGTTGTCACTTCTCGGGGAAGAAATAGGAGTAACAATACCCCGGCACTTACAGACGTTTATAGCGCAGATTCCGGGCGTTGGCACTGCGCTTAATGCCGCCTTTAGCAGCGTCGCCGTGCTCGCGCTCTTGGAGTTAGTAGTTAAACTCGCGGACAAGCTGGACGAGTTTCAGAAGCACGCCGAAGCGGTCCGCGACAAATTGGAAGCGACCGGCGTACTCGGCGCGGACGCTATGCGCAAGATTAACGAAGAGACGCTTAGCCTTGACGCACAAATCCAGATTCTAAGTCAGAACTACCTAGGCGCCCTCGCGGACCAATTGAAGTTAATCGACTCGCAGACTTTGACGCACATTACCGACCAATTCCGCAGTATGAGTGCAGACATACTTAAAGACTTGGACGCTATTAAAGTAGGCTGGGCACAGTCCCTAGTTGGACTAGGAAACGACAAGCAAATCGAAGGCATACAAAAGGACATTAAGCAAACGGTAGAGAGCGTCAACGAGCTAAACAAGGCTGGCAATAATACCGAGATAGGCGCCGTCCTCGCGGCGGCCTTGGAGCGTGTCAACATTCAATTACGCGGCAGTGCCGACCTTGCTAAGAACGTCGTCCAGGCGCTTCAAATAGAAAAGACGTACCTCGAAGACCAAGTCGATAAATACAAAGATATTAACGCCAACGCCGCCAAAAGTAAGCAGCTCGCGGAAGATCAAGCAGCGATTCAGCAGAAGCAAGCGGATCTTGCCTACGTTGACGACCGAAATAAAGAGACTGAAGAGGTAAACAAACTTCGAGACGCTACCAGCGCGTTAGCCGGGGTACAGCAAAGCGAGACGGACAAGACTATCCAAAAGATAGACGACTTAATTAAGAAGTGGCAAGATCACGACGCCCAGCTTAAGGCCGAGTATCCCGGCATTACGACGTTCTTCGACGGCTACATAGCGAAGCTAACCCAAGCCAAGCAGTTACTCGAAGAGCACAACGCCGCACAAGCGAAGCTACTTGCCGCGGGTATCGTGCCCGGCACTACCGCGAAGGCGCCGAATTTATCGGGCGGCGAGGCTACCCCGTCCTTCGGCGGCACTACGGATCAGTTGAACCTAGAAAAGATCAAAACAGATTCAGCAGCGGCGGCAGTAGAGACGCAAAAGGTAGAGGACAGTATAGAAACGCAGAATCAGAAATTTGAGCGGCAAAAAGCGATTCTGGACGAGCTACGAGCGCAAGGGAAATTAACCGAAGACGAGTACACGCGGGCAATAGCCGTAGCGACGGCCGCCGCTGACAAAGGGAACCACGTTTGGCAGAAACTCGGAGAAGAAATAGGGCAGAACATTCTAGCCGTCGCAGAGCTAAAAGAGTCTTGGGGACAGGCTTTAACGTCGATCCTCGAAGACATCCTTAAAGTCATCCTTCAGCTTGAAGTAATGAAAGCGTTATCGGCGGTCGGCGGCGGCGGCGGATTTCTCGGCTCGCTTGTTAGTGGGCTCTTCGGCGGCGGGAAAGCGGCGGGCGGCCCGGTCTATTCGGATCAAACGTACCTCGTGGGAGAAAACGGGCCGGAATTGTTCACGCCCGGCGCGTCCGGCAGGATTACTCCCAACGGCGGCGCGGGCGGCGGCGCTACCGTCGTGTATCAAATTGACGCTAGAGGCGCACAAGCCGGGGTATCCGACGAAGTGCAGCAAGCCCTAAAGAAAACGGAAGACCGCGCCGTCGCTCGGGCCGTAGTTACGACGCGGGAAATTGGATTGCGGAGGTCTTCGTAATGAGCATAAGTTACCCCTTAACGCCTCCGTCGTCACCAACCGTGGTAAGCGCGGTTATGCGCGCGATTAACATTGTCGGCCTTTCCGTCTCGCCCTTTACCGGAGAAACACAGGCGCAAGAGTGGCCCGGTGAAATGTGGCAGATAGACGGCACGCTTCCGCCGATGGCGCGGGCCGACGCCGAAGAGTGGTTATCGTTCCTTATTGCCCTCCGTGGCAGCTCGGGAACGTTCTATTACGGCGACCCTAGTGTATCGGCGCCTCGCGGCGTAGCGACCGGCACGCCCTTAGTCAACGGCGCGAACGCTGCCGGAAGTAAGACATTGGTTACGAAGGGCTGGACGCATTCGATTGCCGGCATACTTAAGAAGGGCGATTACCTTCAGATAGGCTCGGGCACGTCGCAGCGGCTTTATAAAGTCGTCTACGCGGACGTAGATAGCGACGGCTCGGGCGACGCAACGATTGATATTTTCCCGCGCCTCCGGGAAGCCCTCGCGGACGGCGACGCGATTACTACGAGTAACTGCCGCGGCGTCTTCCGTCTCGCCGTGAATGCGCGGGAATGGAGCATTAGCACGGCGAAGCACTACGGACTAACCTTTAAAGCAATCGAGGCTTTGTGATAACAGTAAGCACAGATTTCGGGGACGCAATAGCGAGCAAGAGAATCTTCCCGATTTTCCTTGCGGCTATCGAGTTCTCTTCGGGCACCGGCTACTTTTGGACGGGTATTGGTTCAATTAGTTGGGGCGGGCAGACATGGGTTGGAATGGGCGATCTCGTCGGCGTCTCGGCTATCCAGCAAGACAACGCCGTCCAAGCCAATAACATTACGCTTTCGGTTAACGGCATCCCTTCGGATCTCATAAGCAAAGCCCTCACCGAGTGCCGCCAAAACTTCGCCGTATCGGTGTACTTCGGGTTGCTGGATGATACAGGCGCACTTATCGCGGACCCGATTCGACGGTTTAGCGGACAGATGGACGTTCCAACCGTGCAGGACGGCGGCGATACCTGCACGATATCACTTACCGCCGAAAATCTCTTAATCGCGCTACAGCGGGCGAGCAACCGGAGGTATACGCACGCGGACCAAACTATCGACTTTTCAACCGATCTCGGCTTTAACTATGTCCCGAGTATACAGGAATGGTCCGGGGTATGGGGCAAGGCCGGGCCGGGCGGACTTGGCGCTAACAAGTCGGGCACGAAGCCAATCCTTAGTAGCAGCGCGGCGAAAGGTCCGCAGAGGTTATTCGGGCTATGAAACGTTACAGCGATTGGGAAAGCCGTTTACTTGAGTTCATTATGTCTCGCGCCTTTACGCCCTTTGCTTGGGGAAAGCACGATTGCTCGCTCTTCGCTTGCGACGCAGTGTTAGCAATGACGGGTACGGACATAGCCGCCGACTTCCGGGGAAGATACACGACGAAGCTAGGCGCCGCTAAAGTAATCCGCGAGTTCGTCCCGAGTGGGCAGTTATCCGACCTTGCGGAGAAACGCGGCGGCGAAAAAGGGCTAACGGAAGTCGGACCGCGTGCGGCGCAGCGCGGGGACATCGTGCTATTGGCAACGGATCAAGAAACCGCGCTCGGTATCGTCGCCTTAGACGGTCGCAGCGCTTATACCGTCGCAGAAGTCGGGTATCAAAAGTTACCTATTAAGTATTGGTCTCGCGCTTGGAGGGTAGCTTAATGCCGTTTCTCGCCGTCCTCGCTCCCGTCTTTATAGCTCTCGGTGCTTCCGCTGCTACCGCTACGGCGTTGTCCGTGGGCTTGATTACGTCGTTAATTGAGCTAGGCGCTAACCTTGCCATAGGTGCGGTTACAAAGCTATTCCGCCACGCTGCGAGCGTAACCGGCGATTCGGGCAGTCAGTTAGCAGTACGCGAACCTATTAGCTATCGGCGGATTATCTACGGATCTCGCCGGGTTGGTGGAATCATTACCGACATGGGACTAACCGGCGCAAACAATGAATACTTGCACTTAATCATTACACTCGCCGGGCACAAGGTCCACGCCATAAGCAAAACGCAAATTTATTTAGACGGTACAGCAGTCCCGTTGACGCAAGGGCCGGACCAATACGGTAACCCTTTGTGCTGGCATCCGTCCTCCGGTAGCCCGTTTCGTGCTCATATGTGTATCGAGTTTGACAACGGCGACCCTACGGTATCATCGCAGCCCTTCCCGAGTTTCCACAGCGACGCGCCTTCGCATTGGACGAGTAGCCACTTACAGCGGGGTTGCGCGAAAGTCCATCTTCGGATTGTATGGGACGCTACCTTGTTCCCGTCCGGTATCCCGTCCTCGATTGCGTTCGATGTCCTAGGTAAAGAAGTCTACGACCCGCGTACGAGCACGACAGGGTACAGCAATAACCCGGCGTTGTGCGCTAGAGATTTCATAACGGATACAGAGTTCGGGCTTGGTGCGGACCCGGCGACGATAGACGACGACACCGTAACCGCGGCGGCGAATATCTGCGAAGAGACAGTAAACCTTAAGGCGGGCGGGACGCAGCAACGCTATACCTGCGACGGCACCTTCGACGCTTCGGTAGCTCGCGGCGACGCACTTAACGCCATGCTAACGGCAATGGCCGGATGGGTAAACCCTCCCGGCGACGCGTGGAAAATCTTCGCGGGCGCGTACACCGACCCGGTCCTTAGCCTTTCCGACTCGGACTTCCGGGGACCGATTAAGTACGACACCCGCGTATCCCGGCGTAACCTCGCCAACGCCGTTACAGGCACGTTTACCGGGCCGGAAAACAATTGGCAGCCAACCGATTTTCCGCCGTACGAAAGCGCGACCTTTTTATCTGAAGACGGCAGCGATTACATTCCCACGGATATAACGCTAGATTTTACGACAAACCATATACGATGCCAACGCCTCGCAAAGATCCATCTTGAGCAGAATCGGCGGCAGAATCAATTAGTGCTTCCGTGCAGTCTCGCGGCTTTCCCTTGCGAGCCCGGCGATGTAATCGAGGTTTCGCATTCCCGCTTCGGCTGGACAAATAAAACCTTCCTCGTTACTAATACGTCCCTCGAAGCAACGCAGAACGCGGACCAAGTAATAATAGGGACGAATCTTACCTGCGTCCCGATTGATACCGACGTGTACGCCTGGGACGAGACGACCGACGAGGGCGCTTTTACCGGGCCGGCAAGCACAACGCTGCCGAATATCGGGACGGTCGGCGCACCTTCAGGGCTTGCGCTCTCTAACGTAGAAGTCACAAGGGCAGACGGTATTAAGGCGTTGCAGATTAAAGCGACCTGGACGCCGCCCGCCGATACGCACGTCCTTAACGGCGGAAAAATTGAAATATGGATGCGCGAGCGGGACCAAAATTTTACTATCCCGGCGACAAGTATTCCGTGGTCCACTTTGGGTATTAACGCTTCTTTCGTTTGGAATTGGGACAATATAGGGACCGACCCTATCGCAATTCCTATCGAAGCCGGGGAAAGCATAACGATTGAATACGTCTCGGGCTCGGGCTTATATTCGGCGGCGGGTACGGCATCGGATCTCGACGGCGACGAGGGCGGCGAAAGCGGAGTTACGCGGCCCTTCCCCGAAGACTTTGCATCGGACGGCCCGGACATTGGCGTGCTCGGGTTAATCGGGACATTCGCGGACGAACTAGGAAACATTATTGCGGGCGGCGTGCATAACATAGGAAACGGCCCGCGTACGCTTACGGCACCATCGGGCGCAAAGCAGATCCTTCTAGGGTTAAATGATACCTTCTTCGGTCCGGGAAGCGGCGTGCCTCCTGACGGCCCGAATACCGGCTCGTTTATTGTCAAGGTCCAGGGCGGACAATCTAATTGGCGCCTCGTAGGACAGGCGAACGGCGCGGATACGGTTTTCTATATTCCCGGCGTAGTGGACGCCGTGCATTACGACGTTCGAGTTATTGCAGTGAATAGCTACGGGGCGAGCAGCGCCGCCGACGAAGTGGACGACTTTACCGCAACGGCGACGAGCGCAACCTTTACCGGATCTTTGGACAGCATTACCAGGGCTTCGGATGTCGTCGTTACCAGCCCGGCGACTAACGATGTCTTAAAGTGGAACGGGTCGGAATGGGTTAACGGGCCACCAACGGCGGGCGGATCGTTTGCCACTACGGACTTTAGCGCGGACGGGTCTAGCTTATCCGGTTGGACGCTTGGAGCGGCGACGCCATTAGTAAAGACTAGTTCGTCTAACCCGCGCTTATCCCCTTCGGCTATTTTCTGCCCCGTTGACGCGTCCTCGCATGGCCGAGCCTTTAAAGATCCAGCGGTAGCACTCGCGGGGAAAACTATAGAATTTGACATCTTGGTGCTGGATAACACGAGTATCGGATACTTGATATTCGGCATTACATCCACAGGGACCGGCCAAGGAATCTTTATGGACTTTCGCGGAATCGTGAGCGGAACGCCTAACCCCGGAGGCGTTCTAGCGCACTTTACCGCTTTCGCGGCGGACGCGTACGTAGACACCGACAGTAATGACCCTATGCTATTGGATAAACTTACTCGGCAATGGATAAACGTGCGGGCGGTCATCGACGCCACGGCTGCAACGGTAACGATTTTCGTCAACGGGCAGATGTGGCACAAAGCGCCGTTAGCGTCTTTCGCGGGTACTGGAATTGCAATAGGCGGCGGCAGCGTGGGCACCGGCGCGTACTTCCGAAACATCCTTATAGGACACTAATTTATGCCGGGCGGACTTTGCGATTGCTACTGCACCGATTGCTCCCCTAACGGCCCGAGCATGACTCGAAGCATGAGCCCGAGCAGGGAACTAGGAAAAAGGCCGAAGCCGGAAGTCTCGCTAGATGTCTGCATCCGGCTACAACTCGACTTCGACGAGTTAGTAGCCGAACGACGCGAGATTACGGCCTTCCTAGACGCGGCGGTTAAGCGGTCCTTTTCAGAACCGGGGAGTAGTGAACGATGAAAAAATCACCCTCGCCGGGCCGGGACATGCTCTTTACGGCATACGGCAGCTTGTGTGCGCTTAGGTATTTCTTAATGTATCTAGCCGCGGCTCGCCGGTCCTTAATGCGGTACTTTTCTTTATCGTCGTCGCTTAGACAAATCTGCAACGCCTCGTTAGGTTTAATGCCCTTGTCGATGTCCGCTTTCATAAGCTGCCACTCTTTTGTCAATTCCAGGCGGCTTACAGAGCGGCGCTTCTTATGGGGCATTTCGTCTCTTTTTATCTTCTTGTACATTTTCGCCTCTGTTGAGGGGATTTCGCCTCCCCTGTAGGTTTCCTTACAGTCCGTTGGTATCTGGACTGCTAGGGAGTATGTCATTAGGCGCTTTTTATGTCAATACAGTCAAAAGGGCATGTACCCTCATCGGTAACCGTGACCGTATTCCCAAGGTGCCCTTGTGCGCTATCGCACGCGGGTCTAGTATTTGAGTCCTACAACCGAGCTGCTTAAACGGCTTCGGTAATCGCGTTTGGGAGGCAGTACATTAAATGTCTTATCTCAAATTTGAACCGACAACGGCTACAAAATGGAACGTTACCCGCGATGGGGCAATCGTGGGAAGCGTTACCAAGGAAAACGGCACGTCCATCTTTTTAACTCAAACCCTGCAACATTTCTGTGCAGAAGACCTAAGCAGCATTCGGCTCTTTATGGTTTCCGGCATCGGTGCAGCCGCGTGCGCATCCAGATAATAACGAACCTGGACAACGGGGCGGGTCTACAGCAAGACTACGCGCTCTTGGCGGATCTCTGCCGGGAAGCCGGGCACGAAGTCTTAACCGCGCATATCCATAGGCCGAGCGAGGCAGTCCGGGCGGATCTCAACGTCTTCCTGGAAGTCCTCGTCCCGTCCCTTTTGGACATGGCGCCGCGCAACTGGCTTGTGCCTAACTCGGAATGGTGGGGCGGGCACTGGAACGTGCATCTAGGGCGTATCGAGCGCGTCCTCTGCAAAACGCAGGACTGCTTAAGGATATGGAAAAAGAAGCACAAGCAATGCGTCTTTACCGGCTGGGCGGCGCGGGACTTGTGGAAAGATATTCCCAAGGAAGCAAAATTCCTGCACACTGCCGGGAAGAGTCAAACGAAGAACACGACCGCGGTAGCGGAGGCGTGGCGTCGGTTCCATCTCCCCTATCCCCTTACCGTCGTAGCCTTCAAGCCCGAGATTGCGCGGTCCTGCAAAGGAATTGACAACGTCCACTTAGTAAACCGCTTTACGGAAACCGAATTGCAAGACCAGATAAATAGCGCACGGTTTTTTATTATGCCGAGTAAGTACGAAGGATACGGACACTCGATACACGAAGCCCTTGGATGCCGGGCCGTCGTCATTACGACCAACGGCGAGCCCATGCGGTCCTTCTCGGGTATACCGCGGGCGCTCTTGGTGCAAACGGTACAAGAATCCGGGATGGCGGAAGCGACGGCGTCCCTTGTATCAATATCGGCGTTAGCTAACACGGTTAGAAAAGCGGTAGCGCTGCCCCTAGAAACCCTGGACCGGCTCGGCAACGAAGCGCGGGCGGGCTTTCTAAAGGACAACGCATACTTTTTCCAGACCATACGAGGCGTCTTAAATGGTTTATGATTGCTTTCCCTTCTTTAACGAGCTGGACGTTTTAGAGATCCGGCTTAACGAACTCGCTCCCGTCGTGGACAAGTTCGTCATTATCGAGGCAGCCGAGACATACGGCGGGCAGCCGAAGCCCTTTAACCTCCGGGACAATTGGAACCGCTTTAAGGACTTTCATGCGCAGATTGATTACCGGACGATAGGAAGGCTTTATCCCAACTGTACGGACCGCGTAACGGGACGCCGTAGGGAGGCTTTTCAACGGGATTTATTATGGGTGCCGTTGTTTAGCCACAAGCTGCACCCGGAAGACGTAGTAATTTTCTCGGACTGCGACGAGATACCTAGCGCCGACGCCGTCCAATACTATCTCGATACCGACCGGGCCGGGATACGCCGGTTTAAGCAGCACTCTTTCTATTACAACGTACAGACCCTCGTGGACTACGGGCACGACTTCGCAAGCCGGGCACGCATCGGCACAGCGAGAGACCTTTTAGGGTGCGGGTGCATGTACGACTTTCGGATGCACGAAAAGGATACTTGCCCGGCCATCGAAAACGGCGGTTGGCATTTCAGTTACTTTGGCGGCCCGGAGAAGATCAAGACCAAAGTAGCCGCGTTGTCGCCGTTCCTTTCCGAGTACAAACTTTTCGGAGACGATGAATTAGCCCGCGATATCGAGGCGCGGCGGGACTTGCATCATCGGCGTTGCGAAATGCCCGCGATATTCGCGGACGTGCAGACACATCTACCGGAATATCTCGAAATGAACCGGGAGAGATTCTCGCACTTCTTTAGAAAGACGGTAGCAGCATGAAACGGCTCGGTTGGGTACTCGCTTATTTCTGGATACTCGGTCTTGCCGTGACTATGGCGATGGTTTACGCCATTAAGGAAAGGATTACGCGATGAGTCGATATCTCAATACCGAGCACATAGCAATGCTGGCGGCCTTTCTTTGGCAGCAAACCGGAGGCGACCCGGACAAGGCTATAGAGCGTGCGATTACGTTGCAGAAGAAAGCCTTTGAGAAATGCGAAAAGCTAAACAAGGCGCAAGAGGAAGCGGAAGAGAAGCAACGGGCACGCGCGGAATATCACGACGAAGGCAACGCGACTAACCATAAACGAAGCCAATGCAGGAAAGAACATTGCGGATTGGACCCGGTGCTATGACTTGGAACGGACACAAAGCCGCTGTATCACTAACCTTCGATGACGGGTTGCCGTGCCAATTGAAGCACGCTATCCCGGCTATGGACCGCGTAGGCATTAAGGGGGCGTTCTTCCTTCCGAGCCGGTGCCCGGAATATCCCTACGACGCTAAGGCGTGGCGGGCCGTCGCCGCGAACGGGCACGAAATAGGAAGCCACTCCGTTACGCACACGAAGGCCGCCGAACTAACCGACACCGGCGCGTTATGGGAGGCGTGGCAGTCCCGCAAGAGCCTAGAAGCTACGCTAGGCACGCACGTAACTTCCTTCTGCTACCCATACACAGACGCCCCTAAGCATCTTCAAGATCCGGTAAAGAAATATTATCTCCAGGCACGAGGCGGGCGCGGCGCCAGAGCGGATAAAAACATTGTGCCCGGCGACGGCGTAAACCTCTTTAACGTCCCTTCGTACCACATCAGTTGGAAGAGTTTCTTAAACGAGCCGGGAGCGGAGGAAGACTACCTCTACGCCCGAATCGAGGAAGCGGTAGAACGCGGCGCCTGGATAGTCCTCATGTTTCACGGCGTAGGGCAAGAGGGCACATGGGACAACGTCGGCGTGCCGCAATTCCAGGGGTTGCTCTCAACGTTGCTCGCATACTCACGGCTCGGGGAAGTATGGACCGCGCCTTTCGGCACCGTAGCGAATTATCTAAGGGGCAAACTGTGAAAGATATTGTCATCGTACCGACGTTCTTACGGCCTGAATACCTTACCCTGTGCCTTGAACATATCAAGGCGGCGAAGGGCAATCGAAACATAGAAGTGCGCGTCTACCACGACAACCCGCGCCGAACGTTGCACGTTGACGTACCGGCGTCGCGTACGGTCGTCGCCGAAGCCGGGCTTAACGGGTACTTCGTTATGCGACCGCCTCATAACGCCATCGGCAATACGCTTAACTTCCTGGAGGCGTACGGTAACGCCTTCGAGGACCGGGACGCACGCTACGTCTATCTTATCGAGGACGACGTGTTCATCGGAGAGGATTTCTTCGATTGGCACGAAGCCGTCCAAGCCCGAGCGGATTACTTTTGCTCGGTCGGTTGGCACTGTATCCGCAACCCCTTAGCTATCCGGGATTCGCCAGATCCTAACGCCATCGTTGAGAGTAAAGAGGACTTTAGCAGTATCGGCGTGTGTTGGAAACGGCACAACCTCGCCGCGGTCGTTCGCCATGCAACCCCGGACTATTACACAAACCCCACGGTTTACCTCGCCAGGGAGTTTCCCGATAGCCCGATACCGTGCAACCGTTGGGTAGAGCAAGCCGGGCTTATTATGCGGCTCTTGTTAGAGCGTCCCGGCAAGCGAGTCGTAGCCTGGGCCGGGCGGCCAAGGTGCGCCCACGTCGGCGTAAAGGGCTACCACAGGATGAGCGGGCCCACGTTTACGACAAAAGAGCTACGCAACGGATTAGCCAGCGGCACGCTAGTACAAGAGGCGTCGCACTCGTTCGATGACATTAACGGTTTGCCCGAGTTCAAGCCGTGGACCCCGGAGGGCTTGTATGTCGCTCAAAGGTTTTAATTGGTACTTCGTAGCCGCGCTCGTGTTAGGGGCGGCGATTGATTACACATTTTACCGGGCCGTCGTCGTTCGAGTCGCGCTCTTTATGGTGCATTCATGGTAAAGCCGGACATTACTAAGGCGCTCGCTATCCAGGGCTGGACATCGGAAAAAGAATTGCTTTGGCTAGCCGAGCAAGCCCAAAGCCGTAACCGTATCGTGGAAATTGGATGCTGGAAAGGCCGAAGCACTCGGGCACTCGCGGACAATACGAAGGGCTTCGTCTACGCCGTGGATACCTGGAAAGGAACGAAGGAAGACGGGCATTATACCGAGCTGAAAGGCAAACCGGAAGATTGGCTTTTCATGGAGTTTTTTAGAAACGTCCGTGATATAACACCGTTTAATATCGCCCTCGTGGAAATGCCTTCGATGAACGCGTCTTCCTTCCTACGCGGTGACGGCCCTTTCGACATGATCTTTATAGACGCTGCCCACGACTACGACAACGTTAAAGCCGATATTTTGGCTTGGCGTCCGCTCTTGAATCTTGGCGGGTTAATTTGTGGGCACGACTTCGACGGCGGGCGGCCCGGCGTAGTCAAGGCCGTACGCGAATTGTTTACGCAGATTGGCCGCGGGCCCGGCTCTATATGGGTTGGTGAATCGTGGTAAACGTGAACTGGCGCGGCGAATCCAGGCAGGATATCTTCGCTTTCGAGGCTTGCGGCGAACGCCTTACCGGGACGTTCTTAGATATCGGATGCAATGAACCTATCCGCTGGAATAACACCTATGCCCTGGAGGGCTTAGGCTGGCACGGCTTCGGCTTCGACATCGAACCGGCGTACGCTCCAATGTGGAAGCAACGCCGTCGTAGCCCTTTTGTCCTAGCCGACGCCTCAAAACTGGATTGGCGGATTGTTAGCAAACGCTGGGACGTAATTGATTACCTTTCCCTGGACATAGACGAAAACGAAACCGGGACGTTGGCGCTAACAATCTTGCAGCGCCTCGTAGGTGCCGGGCTTCGGTTCCGTTGTATGACCGTAGAGCACGACGCTTACAGGCATGGCGATAAAGTCCGGGCGCCAATCCGCGAGTTTCTCCGATCACAGGGGTATAGGCTCGCGTACGCCGACGTTGAAATTCGGAAGGGCAACGGGAAGCCTTTCGAGGATTGGTGGATACAATGACCGCGCACATAGCCCTTTTAATTTGTTTTCTCGGGATTGTCCCAACGGTAAAGCCCGGCCCGGCGCCCGCGCAGATCACCGCCGAAGCGCTGAAACGGGCTAACCACTTCTGTAACGAGGACTACGTCTACCCGGACGGTGCAACGCCGCTAATCGTGCAGTGCCAACACGACCCGGTGCCGGACTGCTTTAGCACGGTTAATCCGAATCACCCGTATAGTGCTCGGTGCAAACGAGTTATTTAGTGTACCAAGGTAGTTACCGAAGATAGCTTGCCTTCTTAAGTGGCTTTGTTAGAATGTCCACATGGGCGAGCTAGTAAAGACGGACAGGGATAACGCGGCGCTCAAGGCGGCGCGGGAAGAGGTTTACCAGAAGCACGGTATAGCCCTTACCCGGCAGCTAGGCTCGCAGCCGTGGAAGATCCAGTCCGAAGTTATGCAGAGAGCCCACGAGCTACGGAAGGACTACGAATGAAAGCATTAACCGCACTAATCGCCGGGGTAGCCAACCGCTTTAACGATTACCTGGACCGGCAGCAATCCCGCCGAAACGTCCGACGTATCCTTAACGTCGCCGATGAGCAACCGAAGGTACGGCGTATTGTCCGCTTTAGCTTAATGCGGACGGGCGGGCCGGCCCTAAAGGGGAAGCGCCTCGCTCGCGTAGCTAAGTCGTCGTGCTCGGCTAATCAGATCAAGACCCGGCATAAATGCGAATGCGGGCAGCATACCCGGCTCGTGTTTTCCGGCGTGGACTTGTCAAAGCATGGCGACATAACTATGCACGTTCCTACTCCGATAACCGCGGCAATGAAACCCGTTGAACTTGGCCGGACGGTTGGGATGCGGCAAGGCCGCTAATTATGCCGCTATTCCCTAAAACTTGCGTTGTTTGCGGCGCTGGTTTTATGGCCGAATGCCACAACGGTTGCTTGTGCTCGGAAGATTGCAAGCACACAGCTAAGAAGCGAAGGAGTAAAGCAGATTATAAAAATCACGCTGTTAAAAGACGCGAGAGAAGCCGTACCTTCTACTATGCGCACAAAGCCGAATGCATACTGCGTACACGCGAATATGAAAAAACGCACCCTAGAAGCCGAACGTACGAAGACCGGCAACGTGAAAAGAAAGTGAGCTGTCGTGCTTGTGGTCATCGCATTTTTCGAGGGCGAATATGCCGCAATTGTCAGTCTTTAACCCGGTTTGTATATGGCGGCAGCAAAGTGCCGATTGCAAAAGTAATTTCAGTGAGATCTAAAACCACAAAGGAGCACATAGACCAATGGACAAAACTTCAGCAACACCGAAAAGCACAGCACTTGCGAAAGCAGCTTCTCAAGACCTATCAGTCTCGGATTACCGAAAGTCAACCCGGTCTTTCGCGGTCATAGCGAAAGGCGTATCGGCATCAGACACGGACGCCGTATGCTCTGCCGTTATGCTGGACTACGCCTCGGGCAAGATAAATCACACCGACTGTGCCGTATATTTCAAAGGCGTAGATCAGATGCTAAAGCGCGAAGACCAAGTTTTACAGCGGGAGGAAATGGCACTCCAGGCCGAGCTGCGCAAACATACGAGCAAACGGCAGAAGGCACGAAGAGAGTTGTTAGGTTAACTTGGGCGGCGCATTGTATCTCTTCCAGCAGTGCGCCTCCGTTTTTATCGTACAGTCGGGATACCGACCGAAAAAAAAAGTTTTACAACGGCCCTCCCCGTCCTCCCTTATAATTGTCTCGGTTAACCAGCTATGGGCGACTCCCGCTATCCGCCACTGTGAGCGATATCCCACAGGGCAGTTTAGCCGCCCATTGTGTAAGCAACGTCCGGCCCGTTGCGCTTCTCGATTCGCCTCTTGAATGCAGCGGGCCGGTTTTTCTTCCCAACGAATATAAAATACCGTGCTAATTCTGTGCTAGCACAGCTTACCTTGGTCACCTTGGTCACTTCAAGCACCTATAAGAATCTGTAACTTGCCTGTTTTCAACACAAGGGCTAGTACCAAAGTTACTGTTTAAAGTGTCTGTTTATGCCCATTTTTCGCATTTTTCGCTTGACCTGTGCTAATTCTGTGCTATCCTTTGTACATGGATAACTCATACGGTTACAAGCTGTACAACGAAGCGGACAGTTTCTTTTCGTGGCACGAGACGGCGGAAGACGCAGCCAAGCGCCAAGACTACGAACGCAGCGTGTTTGGCCGTGTGTTTCAAATCGCCAAGATGGAAGAGCGCGAGTACCGCGCATACCCGGCGCACGTTCGGGAAGCGGCAGAAGCCGGACGGGAAGCCGGGTTTAGCCGTCCGCTCGTGACCCTTCTGATAGCCGCCGTACTCGCGTTGGCCGTGTTCTCGTTTCGTCCAGCATCGGCAGCGAAGACCGACGCTAATAATCAGCTTCGGTTAACGGCGATTCGCGTAGCCCGGCAGACCGTGCAATGCAATCACGAAGCGGCGACGACTTACCAGCGTGTACTCGGCGGAAGCGCGTTACTCGGACAGCTTGAAGGCAGGGACATACCGACCGACGCCAACGCAGAGAAGGCGGCCTTTACCGAGTGCATGGCCGTACAGCATGTCCAAGAGTGCGAAGAGTTCGTACAGTGCCCCGATTGGAGGACTTTCTAAATGAACCGGACACGTCAATTGCGATTACTGGAAATTGGGTTAAAGAAGTGCTCTTGCGGTCGGATAATTTGGGACTTCGAGTTAGCGCACTTCAATATGCCGAGTTGCTTGGGCGGGGATGACCCGCACCTAGTAAAGACTCTCGAAGACCTTCGCGTCCTAGCCATAACCGAGATAGACAATTACCTCGGCGGGGAAAACTTCTGCGATGCCCCGGACATCCAGAGCGCCAAGCAATTACGGCAGGTACGGAACTATGTAAGCACGCTGGACCATGCCATCGCGGGCGGTTGCCAATGAAAACTTTTCTAATCACAGTAGGCGCGGTCGTGCTCGGCTTGGTAATCTTCAGCGTAGGACGGCAGCAATACTACGCGGAAGTATGCCACTCCGAAGCGCGGGCACGGATGGCCGCCCACGGTTTCATTTCTCCCGAGTTTGAAAACGCACGAGAAAAACAGGCGTGCGAGATAGCGGGGATTGAATGACATATACCGACGCATACGTAGAACTCACAGAACCGTTTAACGGCCGTTTACCGAAAGGCTACGCGCTTTGCTGTCCTCATTGCGAAAAGTATAAGGCGTACCCGGCTTCTCTCGGAGGCACCGTACGCGGTATAAAGTGCGCCGGGCCGGTAAACGAGTGCGGTAAGTTTATGTCTCTAGCCGAAGCGCGAGACTGTGCCGGGTTGCGCATGGTGAGAGAATGACGCAAAAGGCAAAGGTAAAGCGTGCGCTAAAGAAGATTGTCGGAAAGCCGCTTCCGCCGTCCGTCCGCGAATACATAGCGCGAGAGCTGCCGAAAATAGCGCCTAAATTATCTGTAGCCTTTGCTAAACCCGAGACGGATAAAATCCAATGACGCCCGTTATAACGATCTTCGTCCGTCACGCCCCGAGCTGCAAGTACCTTGGTGACGATCAATGTAAACGCTGTCAGTGCCCTAAGCATTTCCGCTGGAGTATGAACGGCAAACAGTACCGGCGTAGTGCGGGTACGAAGGTATGGGCCGAAGCGGAGAGGGCAAAGCGGGAACTTGAGGACAGTCTCGCCGGGACTAAGGCACCCGAAGCCGCTATTCCGACTATCCGGGACGCCGCGAAACTGTTTATACAGGCGAAGGAATCCTCGGGCGTAACCGTCGATAAATTCCGGGTAGAGCTGCCGCGGTTTGCTGACTACTGCGAAGGCCGGAACGTCTTTACGTTCTCAGGAATTACGCTTGCCCTGCTAATTGGCTATCGGGACACCTGGACCAAGCATTACGGGTCATCTTATACGCGGGCGTTCGTACAGAAGCGGCTAGGAATGTTCCTACGCTTTGCTAAGGAGGCGGGGTACCTCGATAGGGTGCCTCGGCTAGATCCAATACGCATAGACGAGCCTCAGACGATGCCGCTAACGGATGCCGAGTTTAACAAGCTCTTGGACTTCGCTTTCGCTACGTTTGACAATGACGAAAACCGTAACCAAGTCATCGCGGTAATGCAGCTAATGCGCTGGAGTGGATTAGCCGTGCGCGACGCTGTGACCCTTTCCGCAAAGCAATTGCACGAGCATAACGGGGTTTACGTCGTGCAAAAGAAGAGGCAAAAGACGGGCGTCTTCGTATCCGTGCCCATACCGCGGCACATTGGCGAGCTAATAAAAGCTTTCCGAAACGACGAAGGCTATTTCTTCTGGACGCCGCGAACTGCTAGCGCTACGGCCCGAGCTCAGAAATTCTCGGTTTATATTAGCCGGGTCTTCGACGCCGCGGGGATCTCATCGGAAGGGCATATGGTCTCGCATCGGTTACGCGATACCTTCGCCGTCGATCTTCTAACGAAGGGCGTACCTCTCGAAGACGTATCAAAGCTGCTCGGACACTCTAGCGTTACGACGACCGAGAAGCATTACGCCCAATGGGTAAAGGGGCGGCAAGACCGCTTAACCAATATCGTAACGGCGACTTGGGAGGCTACACAATGAAAGAAACCGACCGTATCACCGAACTGGAAAACGCTCTGCGGTTTGTCCTGCACCATGAGGCGGGCAGCGATAACGGCACCGTCGTCGTACGCTTAACTGCTAACGAAGTCATTTATCTAAACAATACGTTGCTAGACGTGTACCCGAAGCGAGCCGTTAGCCGCTAATCAATAGTGCCGAGATCCTACGTACCCGCTTCAAAACTTCCTCTTTTGTAGCCGGGTTTACGTACTGTAGCGACATCATTATTTGTAGATGCTGTCTTATTTCGTGGATGGTATCGGTCCGCATTGCGGACGTATTTTCAGGAACGGGACACACTGGAAGAAAAGGCGATTGTACAGACAAGCGAAACTCCTATGGCCGGAAATAAGCGGTTCGCCCCGCATCGACACTAAGGGTAATACAGGAGAATCCCTTTTGCCAATACCCCGGAGGGCGTAACACCTTTAGGCTAAGGATGTCCGGCCTTGGGAGCGTCTTGCGTCCTGTCCCTTGGCCGGAATGGGGCGGCGAGGCGTTTCCCTTGGCCGGGCTTTTGGCTTTACCGATGGAACCGGCGCACCTTTAATTTATCCGCTTTAGCTTGCTCTGCCCGCTTTTGCTCGGTCCGCTCTTGCGCTACGTCGAGGGCTTTCGGGCCGTGATACGTTGTGTCCCCGAGCGCGTTAACATCGTGCGCCGGAATCCAGGCGTCGCCAGTTACCGGGTTACGAATAAGGACGCCGCGCTTACCGAACGCCTGGACGGTGCCCATGCGCCAACCGTCCCGGTAATAGCTCACTCGCTGCCCTATCTCGGCTTGCATCTTTTGCTCTTTTCTTTATCCATGCTTTCCTGGACGGCTACGGCGTCGGCAATACGGAAACGTCCGGGCGTCGGCGGTAAGTTCCACTCCCAGGCGTTGCCCGTCTCGGTCCGCTTCCATCCTTTACGTTTTAAGTACGCGGTCGGTGTTTCTTTCATGTCCGGCCTTTCTTGTACGCGAGCAACGATTCCGCTATTTGTTCTATCCGGCGCGGGTAATCCTCTGCGTTGCTAGATCCAACGTTAGTAACCGGGCAGTCCATTGCGTAATCCGCTCTACCCGCGAGTTCTGGATAGGCAGCAACTAGCCTTTTAAGCTTCCGCTCTATCATGTCGTAATCGAAGTCCGAGAGAATCGGCTCGGCTTTGACGTAATAGAGATAACGATGGATGAGGCAGAGCGCCCGATATTTCGCAATGTCCTTTATTATCGTTTTCACTGTACGGTTATCCTTCGCAAGACCCTCGCATAAACCGCGTGCGGGATTCGCATTGTCCGGCGCCCGCTGGTTTCGAGAATCAAGACGCCGCGCTCTTTCTCGAAGAGTTTTGTTACCGTCCAGCGAGTAAAGCCCATTAACGCGGCGACTTCCTGGACGGTGTACACCTTCGCCTCATCTGTGAGATACGTAACCAATGGCGGCTCCAATCGCTAAAACCTCGCCGGTCTTTTTTACCCGCGACCAAAAGGCGGGCTTCTTTTTAAGCGCCTGAATCTCGGTATCCTTCTCGGCGCTAATTTCCTTATCAAGGGCGAGCTGCTTATCGTCCGCGGAAAGGGAAGCGTCGCATTGGCGGCACTGGTTTAGCTCTTGAAACAAAGGCACGGCGTCCACGGCGACCTTGCTAGGCGCGTCCGGCAACGGCGCCGCGTTTAAGGGCACGGTAGACACAGAAGGCAGCGCGGCGATAGCTTGCGGCACAGTCTTAACTTCGGCCTTCTGCTTTTCAAGCGCGGCTATGGTTTCGTCTTTGGCGTCCTGGACTTCCTGCTTTTGTTTCTGCAAGTCCGCTATAGCCGTCTGCGATTGCTTAATCGTGGCTTCGGCCTGGATGCGGGCGTCGTGTTCGGACATATACGACCGGAACGCGATCACGACGAAGACGGCAACGGCAATGCCTAAAACGTGCTTCGCTGCCGACGTTTTCAAGTACGCGATAATTTCTTTAATCAAAGTGTCCCCTTAAACGCATGAATTTTCCGAACCAAGTACCCGAGATGGTAAGCGACTACTTCGTCTTCGAGCGCGGCGCCTACGGTTTTCATTAAGTGATAAACGCAATGGAAACTTTCGTGCGCTACATCTTCCACGCTCGGGCTACGATTGAAGATTAGCCAACCCGATAGCGGCGCACTTCGCTTCGTGATAAAGCACGCCGCCGTGTTCTTATTCGCCCGCGCCTTGTGGGATTTCGCCGTCTTAACGATGTCGTCCGTAAAAATTACGGTAACGTCGTAGTCCGAGAAGACGGGGAAGCGAACAATAAAACTATTTTGCACGACAATTCCTCCGGTTAAATTGCTGCTGACTAGGTGTCGCCCAGCGCACGTTACCCGGTTCGTAGTGACCGTCTACGTTAATCCGGTCTAGTGTTGTGCCCTCCGGTCTTTCGCCTAACACAGAAAAGAAATGCGCGAAGGATGCAAAACGAAATTCAATTCCGCGTCCTCCATAATCTTTCCAGCGTTGGTTATTCGGGTTTGTAGCCCGCTGCCGCGCCATATGGTAAGACTTATATTCCCTCGTTCCATAGCGCGGGTTTCGTGCCCGGTGCCTATCGCAGCGGCAACCGGCGACACACTTATCACTGCCGCGGTTACCCTTTCGCATATCGCTCACCTTCATAGCTATCCGCGGCCATAAGCAGACCGACTGCCCACGGCTCGCAGGTACTCATATAGCCTTCTAAACGTTCGGCGGCGGTCTTGTCTGAGGTATCCGCGAGGCAGATTATTTCGTCGTGGCAATGGCCGATTAACTCTAGCTTCCCGTCCTCTTCGGTTTTAAGAAGCGCGTCTACTAGAAGGTCTGCGGCTATGGCCTGTACTATGTTTTCTGCGAGGCGACCGCCGTAGGTATACTGCGTACCCCAAGAGTGACCGCGTACGCCCTCGAATCCAATCGTTTGTTTCTTAAAGCCGCGTTCGTCCCGCGTCTCGAAGGCCGTCGGATTTAAGTAATGCAGTTCACGACCGGACGGTAACGTTATCCTTAGCGCCGGATCTTGGTAGCGAAGTACAATCTTTGCGCCTAGCGAACTCGTTAAGGTTTGGTTCCTCTTGGTCATTACGCAAGCGTAAAAAGCCTCTTCGAGGTAGTACCAAAACGAGCAAACCTCCGTAAACGACATGCGGAACTCTTCGACTTGTTTAGCCGCTTCCTTTTGGTCAATGACGACACCCATCATTTCCGCGTAGCGCCAAAGGCCGGTTTTCTGGACTTGGTTAGTCACTACGACGGCCTTGCACTTCGGGCACTCGGAAGTATCCGCGTCTAATCCGACGTTCCAGCTTTCTTTACAGGCTTTGCACTTCGCAACGCGGACGAGTTTTCCGCCTCCAAGTCCGAAGCCGCACCCTAACGTACCGGGCTTGGCAATCTGCCGCATTTCCGCTGAAACTTCGTCGTAGGGGATATTTTCCATACGGCTAGCGAAGTCGATATACGGGTCTTTACCCTCGCGGTAGACCTGCATCATTGCTTCGCAACCGGCAACCCATGCCAAGACGCGATTCTCAACGGATTTAAAATCCGCGAGTACGACCTTTTTACCTTTCGGCGCCTTAATCAAAGGCCGACCGGCGAGAGTCAAGGCGTCCAGGTTCGCAACCTCGCGGCCTTCGACTAGCGCAGCGACGACCGAAGCAACTAGGGCTTTCTCTTCTTTCGTGCGGGCGGCTTTCAAGTTCTGCAACTGTGCGCCGCGGCCCGCCCATCTCCCGGTATGCGCCTTGTAATACGCATATTGATCTCGGAGGCGGTTGTCTGGCGAAATCTGCTCAAGAATTTTCTTGAACTTCTTTACGCTGGACTTGGTGCCCGAGAGACGCAGCTCTAAGGCTTGTTTACACTCGCCGTCCGGCAGCTCCTCGATTGCTTTCTTGACTAGCTCTTTTCCGAGCGAGTTATAAACGTAGCCACGCTCCGCAACCCATTTCAAGAGCTGCGCTACCGAGTTCGGGTTAGCGAGTCCAGTTAGCGCGGCCAATTGCTCAACCGCAAGCGCCTGTAAACGGGTTGCCTCTGCGTCCGCGTTGTAGCACATCGGCAGATCAATCGGCATCCCGCGGCGGTTGATCTTTTGATCCAAGAGCCAAGCATTAAAGACGCGTGCAGGAAATGGAAAGCGAGTGGATAGCCAATTGAATATAAGGCGTGTGTCCAGTACATCGCGTCGGCAATAATCGCAGAAGAAAGCCCAGTCTTCCGGGTCGGTCTCGCGGTTTCTAACGGTTCCATTTTTCCCCGGCTTGCAGAATTTGTTAATGAGAAGCGTTTCTTTCGTGGTTACGGACTGCCCGGCAAAGAACGGCACCTTGTTACAATCTTTCAGCCCCGCGGGCAGCCCGGCGTAGCGTGCGGATACCATCGCGTCGGTCCACGCCTTAGCTTTGACCTTCCATACGGCGGCGAGTAACCTTTCCTCGAATCCTTTGTTCCAGGCAACGCAGGTATTCGACTCAATTAAATGGACGAGTTCCGCCTTGTCGTCGCTCTCTTGCCAAAACTGCATTTCGCCGTCGTCCAGGCAGTACGCGCACATGAGAATGCGGGTACTCGGGTGCGAGGCGTAACGGTCTAGCGCGACGTGGCGAAGATCCAAGTTACTAAACGTCTCTAGGTCTAGGAAAAGCATTAACGCTCCATGCGCTTTAGTTGGTCGTCCAAGTCCTGAATCTCTAGCCCGATGTCTTCCCAAGTACGAACTAGCTTTGCGCGTTCGTCCTGGAGGGCCGCATACTTCCGAGCGCGTTGTACAGCCGTTAACGGCTTAGGCTTTGCCACGTTTGCCCGCTTTCGTTTCCCGGACGAGAATTAGCCCGATGATGGAATAGACCGCGATGTCCTGGAGTTTGTCTTCCAGGGAATCAATAGTGCCGGTCTTGCTTTCGCCCACGATGTCGTAAACCCCATCCACCTGTTTGCTCATAAAGGCAAGGCAAGAGGCGAGGGCAGGGTCGATTCCCGGCTTTAGCATCTTGCGGATAATCTGCCCGGTTCGGCGGAAGTTACCCAAAGGGTCGGACTGCGAAGCGTATTGATAGTTTTTCCGCTCGTGTAAGTCCGCGATCTCGTTAACCAGCTTGTAGAAAAGCGGGTGCCCGTACTTCCTAACTTTCGACTTGCTCACTAACGCCTCCCTTGAATATCAGAAGTACACAGTCAAACGGGCAGCCGCTTTTAGGTGCTATACCGTCCTTATGAAAATGCGGGCGGCCCTGGAAAAATTCAGCCCTCGCGCCTAGTTCCAGCGCCCGATTAAACCAACGGCTATTACACCGGGCCGGAACCAAGAGGACCGCTAATACGGCGCGGGCCGCCAATTCCACGAAGGGCTTCATGTCCGACCAAGGCGGGTTACAGAAGACGCGCTCGCCCTCCCACGACAACGGCGCGTCCTTTGTGGAATAACGCGGCAGTAACGCGGTATGCGGTAACGCCGCCCCGTCTAGTGTGAACTGGAAACGCTCGTGCAACGTTCTGAAGAAAGCGGGCGGCGTTTGCCAGCATTGATCCCGCGTCCCGGTATAGTGTGATACGAAGCCCATCTAACGCGTGCCTCCGTACAGCTTCCCGCCGTAGCTAAACTGTCCGTTAAACACCGTTACGGGGTAGTGGCAGAACATCCCACGCTGCCGAAACTCCGTAATACCGAACTGGTTAAGCCATCCCGTCGCCCGATTCTTTAGGTACGAGCTATCGAGACGGCCTACGCAGCCCTGGGCCCACGCTTGCCACTTGTGCTTAGTCGTGTGCGGCAGTATCTTGGTGCCACTCGCGCCGGTGTGGAAGTGCCCATAGACGACACATTCGACGTAAGTATTAAGGGCTTTGCTAACGTGGTTGCCCGAGAGTACGTCGCCGTGGATAAATTTAAGGTGCCCTTTCTTGAAGCTACCGCCTTGGGGCTTCACGACCCAACCGCGCTCGTTCAATCCGAGGTATTCCGGGAAGTCAATTAGCCCGGCTAACTCGGGTTGCTCTTCGTACATCTGCGCAAGCCAATCTTCGTGA